CCCGCCTTTCAAGCTTTGAAAAGCCTCCAGGAAAGCCTTGCCCGTGAGTTGTTCGTGCATGGCTTGGAAATTAGAAGTCTCAGACCCAGGGACAAACCTCGCCCCAGGGAGTGAAGTAGCCCCTACGTAGCTTTCAAATCCAGGATGAGGTCTTGATCTCGTATCGCCTTGCTTGCCTATCATCTGGTCTATGAGGGTAAGGGCTTGCTCTGCAGTGGCTACTGTTTGAGGCAGAGCTACCGCCGCACCAGCTTGGGCTTCTGCTTGTGTTTTAGCTACTGTCTTAACGCGAGTAATATCTGCCTGTAATCCAGGGTCTGCAGCGGGTTGTCTAGCGGGAGCCCCACTTTGCCCGGTAATAGGTGTTGCCGTCCCTGTACGCCTGTCAAAGTTCACGATCCCCTCAGAGGTAGGAAGAGGCATGAAGGACGGATTTCTCTCCTGAGCACTGGAGGCGTTCTTGATTGCTTGGTCGTAAGCTCCACGAAGCGGAGAATCAGGAGGTAAAGCGTTTCTTTCCTGGATCAATTTACCAAGTGAAGTTGGCGCGAACTCTGCTCCTCTTTGCATCTTGGCTTCTCTAGTAAGTTCAGATTCCTTGGCCTTGAAAGCCTGCTCTTGCTGTTGCCTCAATTGCTGCTGCTGCATGTTAAAGACCGGCGCACCCATCTGCATCGTCATCGGGTCACCAGATTGAGCAAGTGCAGCCATTCCCCTTGAAGGGTCTGGAGGTAGAGAAGGCCCAACCCCACCGGCTTCTTGAGAAACTTCATTTCCTTGAGACGCCCTCAAAGCACTAGCAAGAGCAGTTTGTCTCCCGGCTTGAAGCTTTTCACCGAGGGCTTTTTCCTCAATATCCAGGTCTTTATCTTTCTTGGCTCCTACCCCTGCCTGGAGCATCTTTGCAAGACCTTGAAGAGGGGAAACAGGAACTACAATCCCCGGAGCTTGTTGTTGCTCTATGGGTTGCATGGATTGAGCCATCAACATCTCGGCGAGCTTGCGCCGACGCTTGACTGACTCAAGTTCCTGTTGGGTAGTGCTATAGGAGGCCATAGTTGACCATCATGTAACCTTGATCGTTCGTAATTACGGCTTCGGGTATGACCTTCTCGACTTCGTCAGCCATCACGCCGATTTCGTGTCTGTCCTCTATGTCGTACTCGTAAATTCCAAAGCCTTTAGGATGAGTACCGATTCTCTCTATGTTCGATTTAAGCCTTCTGTCGCTCATGGCGTAGATCGCAGCAGCACCCATTCCATACAATCCACCCATGTTTGCATTGTAGGCTCCGGCTTCGTAATTGCCTTGATTTTGAGCAGCACCGGCTAGATTCCCTGCTTGAATCTGCCCTCCACCTTGGAAGCCTTGAAACTGAGGCATTCCTATTTGAGAACCAGACATCAAGGCCGTTATTTCATTCAACGGAAGTCCTCGTTCATAAGCAGCCCTTTGGTAGGCCAATTGAGAAGCTTCAGTATCTAGATTGATCCCCTGTAGAGCCGCTTGGGTATAGAGGTCGTTCTCGCTTTGGTTTTGTTCAGTCATCGCCCTGTTGTAAGCCTCACCACCTCTTGAGACTCCTTGATTGGCGAGTTGAGCAGACATTGCCTCTCTCTTGGCTTGAATCTGAGGGTCCAGTCTAGACATGATCGCATTTTGAGCTGTCATGCCAGGATTTACAGGAAGCTGAGGGAGTCCGCTAGTGTCAAAGTCAGACCCGAGTATTCCTTGAGCGTTCTGAATTCCCGTTTGAGCCAGAGTCGAAAGACCTTGTCTGTTCAAAAGACCAGATTCATAAAGAGCCTGCTCCTGAGGGTTTAGAGTTTGTGTAACAGTAGCTTGATTGGGGTCTCTGAATTGATCCTCAGTCGGCCTCATGATGTATCTATCTACATAATCTGCGTGCTGAGGGTTGTTAGCAACCCACTCATCTCTCCGGCGCATATAATCAGTCACCGCAGAGTTGTATCCTTCCTCGTCAAAATTACCCCATGAGACAGTCTGACTCCCCTGCGGAGTGTTGACGTTAGGATTGCTCATACGGCCTTGAGCTTGGGCCGTCTGAAGATTCGCCGCGCCTTGAGCTTGGGCGGCGCCTTCGTAGTCAGGAGGAGAAGGGGCGCACATATTTTTCCTAGAAAATGTATGTCATTTGTTCTGCGGAATGCTTAAAACCCATCCGCTCCCAAATCTTTGAAACTCGAAGATCAGTCACCGCAGAGACGTTAAGTCTTTTCACGCCTCTTTCCTTCAATTCTCTCAAGACGTGTCTTACCAACTCCTTACCAACCCCGTTTCTGTGTTCAGGTAAAACGTAGATCGTATCTTCTTGGGCGATCAAGTCTTGGTTGTGCATATCCAAAGCCAGGTAGATATTCGAGTAACCCACGGCTTTACCGTTGAACCTGAGAACAAACCCTAAAAGACCTCCGGCTTTTGAAGCCCTGATGTATGCATCGTTCCTTGGATTGTACGGGGAACAAAAAATACCCTGTCCCTCAAGTCTTTTGGCCATTTCCGAGTAATGCTGCTTGTAGATAGGCTCAAGCTCTGGATAGGTATCCTCCAAAAGCTCTAGTGAGATCGTGTATCCGGGTCTCAAAGCATGCCCCCAGGCTCCATTATCAAATCAGTCCCGACCCAATGAACCTCTAACCCGTTATTTGCAGATTTAAGTCTGGGTGCTCCGCAATACCCTATGCCGTTCACACTCTGCCAGTTCTTGGTTACTGAAAGAGCAGCACCCCAAAGAGAGGTAAGCCCATCCCACAAGGACGAGTCCCAGATAGCGTAAGTCGTCGGAGTCACCGCAAGAGTCGCTGTGGGGGCGGTGTCATCATAGTCTATATTGACATTCCCCAGAATAACCGGAGTTCCGTTTGTCAAAAGAATAGGTCTCATCATGACAAACCGTTTCAACTGCCCAGGAGAGCCGAAGTAGTTGAATGCTTGAAGGCCGTCTGCGTCTATGTCGTCTCCGTTATCTGAATTTGTATCCCAAGCTTGAGCTATAAACCCGTTACTGCCAAAGTAAGGATTGTCCTGATAAATCTCCCAGCACGAAGCCTGCCAAGCTTGAAAGTTAGCCCAGGCCCCTGTGATCGTGTTCATTACAAACTGCTGCTGATTTCCAGACTCCCCGTAAGGGACGTTCAAGATCAGCATATTCTGTTTAGGAAATGGTAGGACTTGCCAGCCAAAGTTATTCCCATTACCAGCTACAGCTTGAGTCATGGAGTACTGAATCTTGTCTGTCAAAGAGACTTTAGGATCAAGCCGTGAGCTTTGCAGGTAAGAAGCCGCAGAAACCAGACCGTCTTGAGTGATTAAGAGTAGGTCTCCCTTGTACTTTGTAAAGCATCTCCTGCCGATAGGAGTACCTACTTCAAAAACCCCTACCAGAGCCCAGGTCGCTACACTTGATGGGTCTGTGCCTCGATAGACCAAGACCTCACCCTTGTTGGTAATGAACACCGCCAGATCGTCAACACCGTAACCTGCGTCTATCGTCCAGGTCGCCATCGCCATCAAGTAACCTCCACGGCGACAGAATGAGGAAAGATCAAGAGCGTTCGCAGCCCCGGCAATAGACTGTACCGGTAGATACCAAGCCTTCAGACTTCCGGCTTCGCAGAACCAAAGTCTGTTTTTGTGCAGGTTGATGTTGGCAAGATTTGAAGAAGTAACCCCGGTTATTACAGGGGTGGCCCAAGTCGTACCATCGAAGTTTCGGACATCATCAAGACCGTTACACATCTCTATAAAGTTTCCACCAGGGGTTGCGATGTTAACGTATTGCCATCTATCGTTAGTCAATCCTGAAAGGACAGACGCACCTATTGCCCCTCCTGAAGTGGCGTCATAGACACTTCCGTTTGAGATACCGAAAAGCTTGTCAGTCGTCGAACCAGAATAAGCAATGATGGTTTCAACCAAATCCGGGAAGCCTGTTGCGTGTCTGGTATGCCCTCCCCTGATTACCACATCTGAGGTCAATGGAAAGTAATTGACAAGAGACACAGCGTCAGTAGGTGGCATCGCTGCCAGAGAATCCCGACTATTCCACCCTCCCACCGGAGAGGGAATCGAGGTTGATACAGAGGAGAGTTTCTTACGGGCCATAACCCGAGTCCGGGATATTGTCCCAGCCTATGAGGTATTGATTCACCCGTGGGGCCATGTTCAGAGTAGCCGACCCCGCATCTGCGGCTTTGGCTGAGTCTAGTTCCCTGTTGAAGTCTTTTGTAAAAGCGGTTGCATCAAATCCCTTGACCTCAAAATACTTCTTCTTCAGGAAGAGAACCATTACCCTATCGGGGAAGATACAAGTATCCGTATCGACGGTAAAAGAAGTCTTGCTTGTAGAAGTACCTCCGGTCGCAGTCACCCAGAAGTTTGAGACGTACTCGAAACCGAAATACATATTCGCGCCTAGCGGGGGCCAGATTTGAAACTTGTTCCCCAAAATCCTGTACCTGACCCTGGGTCCAGTAGCGATCCATCCAGACTTTAACCACTGCCACTGTTGAGCGTCTTTAGGCCCTAACAGCTCCCAATGACTCGTCTTGTCCCAATTGGTCCTGTCTATCTGTCTGTCGTAGTCAGACGGAAGTGAGTACTTTGTCTGCGAAAATGTCAAAGTGCTTCCAGTGGCAGTCTCGCTAGCGGCTTGAGTAAGGATTACCGAAGAACCAGTAGAGTCTGAAACGTAGGTGTCCTGATTTATCCCTGTACCGGTAACCATGAAGTCTGTAGATAGGTTACTGATCGAGGACATACTAGAGACTGTAACCGCCGCATCAGTCGTGCTTCCGGTGTAAGAGTAGTAAGCCGTGGTGAATCGGTACTCTATGGTAATTGCTTGCCACTGGAAATCAGAGACCAGTTCCTTACCACAAGCATTCAAAAGACCGAGTATCTGTGTTGCGTCTAAATTAGAGTTCCCGACAAGACTTGTAGGAACAGCCAGCCCCATCTCTCGGGTGGCCTGTTCCGCCAGTTCAAGTACGGTTGAACTCATTTAGCAGCTTTCCTTTTTGCCCAAGCCTCTTTCATGGCTTCAGACCGAGTGCGTTTTACAGCAACCTCCACAGGCGGAACGACGCGAAGCAGGGCCGCGCTCTGTTCAGTAGCCTGTGGGGTTGCATTCAGTAAAGACTCAAGACGTACCATCCTCGCCTTCATGTCTGCGATTTCTTCGTCCTTCTTCTTTATTTCATCTCTGATCCCTTGACCCATCTTCTGCTGAAGGGCTTTTCTTGCCTCTTCCCTCAAACCGTAACCACCTATACCCAATCTCTGAACTTGTGAGTCTGAAGCACCGGCAACCTGTTCAACAACAGAAAACCGCATGTGCTTTAGTTCCCTAAGCTGTTCAGGTTGGAGATGGGTCCATTCCTCAAGCTTCCATCCAGGGACTTCTGCACCGTCACCAACAAGACCTTCCTGCATCTGCCAGTTCAACCACTTGTCGGGCCATCTTGATTTGTGATCTGGCCTTACAGCGGTAAAGACGATTGAAGTGTTGTCACCGGGTCGCATAATCCTCACGAAAGGCTGTCGCGGACCTTTGATGAGAACCTTCTTACCGGCCTTCTCTGTTGCCTGTTCGGATGCCCATTTATCTACGGGCTCGTGCCAGGTAAATTCTACATACATCAATCCATCAGGATTTTGGGCACCGACAAACTCTGGGTTGTTGATATCAGACGCTAGCATGGTTTTCCTTTGGAAGTGGTTCCGCTGGTTGTTTGAAAGTCGCCATGATTCTGGCAACATGTGGTAGAAGTCCATCTCCATAGACCTCTATACTGCAACCGATGTAGTTGTAAAAGTAAGGGTAGATCGCTTTGAACTCTTCAACCTGTGCACACCATTCCGGTGTAGTCCTAAACCGTTTGTTACCTTCGTGATTCCCAACCCATATTTCCATATCCTTCTCCGGGACTAGAGAACCATTGACGTGCGTGTTCCCATCGTTTGCATAGGAACTATCAGCCCCGAAGATGTGAAAGTCCCTGTATCCAAGGGCGCAGGCAAGGTACATGCTTCTAGTTACCGCAGCCGAACCTCCATTTACAAGTGGTTCGTTGATTCCCTTCTTTTGAAGGAAGTCCATGATGTTGTGATCTCCCCCGGCAAACCAGGAGATGATCTTGCAACCCTCCAGTCTTTCAAATACTTTCGGATGGCATCTTGCTGCGACAAAATAAAGAATGTCTGGATGGGGTATGGCAAACTTTTCTACCAACGGAGAGGCGTCCCACATCATCGAGAACTTTGGGACGATGCCTTTATCCAGAAGGAAACCTAGAGCAGAGTTGCACGCCATCACATCGCCCTTGATCTCTTTGTATGTCTCTTTGATCGAAGGTCCAGCCCCTACTATTGAAAGAGTCCCGGAATACTTATCCAAGTACTCGTTGAGTCTGGTATAGCCTCTGTTGAGAGTTGCTTCTACGTTACCGTTCATTTCCGCTTCTGTTGCACACCCCTCCATGGACAATAGAAGCGGGACCAGGGGTCCCGGTGCATTGGGACCCCCGACCGCCAGAAGTGGCAGGGAAGGCTGAAAAGCAGCCGACTCTTGAATTTTGCGCACTTCTTCTGAAGTCATGATCCAAGCGTCCTTGGCCTGGGCCATGTAATGATGCAAGGCGCAGCAGTGACCGCAGTATCAGCAGTATCCATCGCTGTAACAACGGCGACTCCATGCAGGGTTCCACTGGCCGCTGCGGTGATGGTGATATTTCCACTCGCAGTCCCAATGTAAAGCATCAACCCTGCAGAAACCGAGCCAGAGACCTTCACTTTGAAAGTCCCTGTCCCACCACCTACACCATGCACCGGCACCCACCCGTACTCACTCGGAGCGAAGGTGTTTTGAGAAACAGCGAGCTGTACCCCAAATGTGCCGTTGATACTTCCTAGAACAGCCATATTCATGCTGCCAGAGGCGTTGATAGCCACGACAGAATAAGCACTGACCGTAGTTGCTGCACATGCGTATTGCCAAATCGACCCATCCGACCCTTGAATGAGAGAGCCTAGAGCAAAATCCTGGGTCGTCGAGGACGTATTCAGATTTACGCCTATCGAAGAACTGTTAGTGTAAAAGGCCATGATTTATGCTCCCAAGGTGTTGACTTTAGGCCACGTCAGTATGCAGGCGTACACCGTTACACCCGCAACTGCGGAAGCAGTGGAAAGTACAATCCCCTTCATCGTGGCCGAAGCTGCGGCTGTAGATGAAAGATTTCCAGTAGAGGTCGCCAGGTAAAGACTCACCCCCAAAGTTACTGAGGCTGAAACCTTCACTTTGAACCCCGCCAAACCTGCTCCACCATGGATCGGAACCCAGCCGTATTCGCTGGAGGCAAACCCATTTTGAGTAACACCGATCTGATAACCTTGACCGGCATTTACATCCCCAAGAACCAGCATCTTCGCCGTTCCTGAAGAATTAATACCGACCACTGAATACGCCGACACGGTGCCGTTTGCGCAACAGTACTGCCAGATTGAACCGTCTGTACCTCTAAGTGTCGTTCCCAACGAGAACTGTTGTGTAGTGCTCGTGTTGTTAAGATCGACACCTATCTTTCCGCTACTTGCTGAAAATGCCATGTCGATCTCCTTTAAGACCCGGAATAATTACATTTGGGCCAAGTGATAACACAAGCCAAAGAGGTTGTGGTCGCATGATCCGCCCCAGAAGCTGCGTACACTATGATTCCTGTCAGTGTAGAAGACCCTGAAGCCTGAATAGAGACCGAACCTGTCTTTGTACCCACATACAGAGCGTTACCGCCGCTCATCGTGCTGCTGGCCAAAACCTTAAACGTGCTGCTTGTTCCGCCAGTCCCATGAATCGGGACCCAACCGTAAGACGAAGCTGTGAAAGCCTGTTGAGATACCGCAAGCTGAAGACCTGCTACAGCGTCTGCGGCACTCGCCATCGCCATTGTCCCTGAAGCATTGATCGCAATCAGAGCGTATTGGCTTACGGAAGTAGAAGCGTTGACGTACTGCCAAATCGTACCGTCTGAACCTTCCAGCGTTGAGCCGAGAGTGAACAACTGAGTAGTTGAAACATTGTTCAAATCTGCTCCAATCGTAGAGCTGTTGACATAGAAGGTCATGATTTTCTCCTTAAGCCACCAGGACGCCTTGAAACTGGCTCCCTGAGCTAGTGAGATTACCCGCCCAACCAATCAACTTGACAATCGCATCTTGGTTCACGGCTTGCCTTTCACCACCGATGGGAACGAAGTTCCGGTCACGGTGAGGTCTGAAAAAGAGGAAATCAGTATTCAGAGCCCACATATGAGCCGAAGTCGCGCCACCAGCAGTCCCAGCAGTATTAACCGCACCGCTGATACCACTACCAAGAACCACATCAGCAGCCATTCCGCCACCGTAGAACTTCAGAGACGGAAAACCAGCACCGGCAGTCGAACCACCGTCTGCACTTGAAATCCGCTGAATGGCTTGGAGAGAAGCAACGTAAAAACTGTAGTAAGTCACATCCCCGATAAAGAGATCGGGTTTGTTGTTACCCCTGACCAGTCTCAGAGCGAGCGCGGTCATGTACGTCTGGATGTTCGCTGCAGAAACCGCAGCACCTCCATTCGTCACCCCGGAGTAGGAGGTTGACTGCCAGAAGCTAAACGAACCCCTGTCAATCCCGCCGTAAGTCCCGGAGGTCGGAGTATCGGGTACGGCCAGACCCAGACCTGTGATGTTTTTCGAGCTATTTCCAGTACCGTCCTGGTACAGGTCATAGTCGATGCGGTTGGCGAGTTCTGCCTCTGCGACTTTCACTCTGCCTTCCATCAGGTCAATGATCTGTTCCTTACCAGAGTTTTGCAGCATCTCCAAACCTGACATCGAAATTGCACCAGCGTATTGCTTGATGTCGAAGGACGCAGCACTGATCGGGCTGTTTGGAGAGATGTTCAGAAGCTCATACCCCGAATAGCTGTTGGCGTTGATCTGCGAAGAGTCGATATACATGATCTCTTCTAAAATCGCATTCCCACCGCTAAACGGCCTTACGTTTCCCTTCGATTTGAGACGCCGAAGGAGGGCGTTGTTGTTCGTTACGTTGTCCGCCAGTTCACCAGAACGATTCTGGATGGTTGTAGCGATGATATCCGTAATCGAACTATTGGCAAATGCCATGATAGCTCCTTAAAGTGAGTTACACCCTGCCGCCCACCACAGCGTCATAACTCTCGCTGAGTTGGTCGCGCAGACCTTTTTTCGTACCCGCTCCTCCAGATGCCGGTGTAGCCGACTTCGGAGAAATAGCGTTACGTTTCGCCACCTGAACAGCTTGGGAATTCTGTTGAAGACGGGTCTTTTCTTCGGTTTCCTTATGCCGTTGTTGTTCGGCTTGCCAAAGGTCGTCATCAATTCTCAAAGCTTTCGTATAGGCGCTCTCAAGGTCATTGGCTAACCCGTTCTCAAGTAATTGAGCCATCTTAGGTCTGACCTGTTCAAAATACGGATAACGAGGGTTTCCAGCGTCATCCTTTGCTTCACCGAAATTCGTTACTGCGTGCTTGCTGAATAGTTCGCTCATCTTCTCCCCAACTAAAGCTTCAACAGAAGGTTGAGGAGGTTGGTATGGAGGTTGGTATTGGTTCACAAACTGCTGGGCGAAACCTTGATCGTACAAAGCCTGTAGTGGAATCCTGTAGTCTTGGGCGAGTTTGTGGAACATCTGCAGACGTTCCTGTGGGTTTCCATTCGCCAGCATGTGGTGAGCTTTCCCCAAACCAGAAATCCATCTGTCAGGGGAGATGTTGTGCTGTTGCAGAGTCGGAAGGAAAGGCGCAATCGCCTCTAGAAGAGGTCGAGCTTGTTCCCACTCCTGTTTATAGGTCGAGACCCCGCGAGCGTAATCACTCTCTCGTTCGTGGATGTACCCGGCTAGCTTGGGGTCGAGTTTCTCCCAATCATCCCAATAATCCTTCTTCCATGAAGAAGGTCTTGGAGGGCGGCCCTGCACTTGTGGCTGGACTTGAGGTTCGGCTTTGCCAGGGAGTAACCTACCCTTCTCGTCTCTAGACCTTCCTGCGGTCCTGCCTGCTTTTTCTTCTTCAGATTCAACGTCTTGCGCTTGCTGTGTATGGTCTGGTGCAGGGATATTGATCTTTGACTCTGTCGGGGGAGTGACAGAATCAAGAGGTTCCCCTGCTTCAGATTTATCCACAAGGGCTGAGATAGTGTCGCGGAGAGTGGTCTCGGACATGATTTTTTCCTTAGGCGGAGAGGAAGCCCATCCAACGGGTCGAGGTGAATCTCCTCAGCTTTACAGCAGTATTGGTTGCCAGGGTAAAACCTGTATTCGCTGATAGAGCGTTGATCTGACTTCCAGTATCTGGATAGACCGTCAGGGCGTTCGCACCCAGATTGACGATTTCCACTTCGTCTCCGATCTCACAAGAGGGAAGTTGCACACCGCTAGAAGCTGCAGCGGTTGTGACTACGTTGATGCTTTGGGTGAGGTCTGTTGCATCGGTAATTGTGGTGCCCGCAGCAGATACAGAAGAGGCCGCAGCCCCATTCAGGGCTTTAGCTTGCCCCGCTGAGAATCCACCACGCATGATTTGAGCTGCTAAAGCCATCGTTTTCTCCTTAAGAGGTTCTTGAATTCCACTTCACAAAATCAACATCCCGTTTTATAGCTTTCTTGAATTCGTCGTGACTCATCGCATAGACTTGAGCCGCGATCAGTTCTTTCCGCTTCTGTGGAGAAACGTCAGGCAGAGGCTTTTGGGTCTTGGGAAGGTCGTTTCCGACCTCAACACACCCATTAGCCTTTAGGTGTTCCCTGTGCTGGGAACGAGAACTAATAATACTCCCATCTATCATAGATTTGTAGGGCTTGATATCCGGGACGAAATACACCCCTTCTGAGACTGGTTCTTGACCCTTCTCGTACAAAACCCCATCAATTTGAATGTATCTACGTCGCACCTGTGATCAACCCGTTAACGATAGTCAAAACACTCGCCGCTGTTGCAGTCGTTGTCACACCAGGGACCCCGCTTGTGTCTGGGACTAGAGGAGTCACCGTACCCGTTGACCTTATGAAGTAAGCCACCGCTGTGCTGGAGTTGATTACCACAGGACTTCCGACTGCACTTGAGAAGTCAATCGAAGCCGGAACACTGGCAACTACTCTAACGTCAGCCATTAGTGAATCATCATCATAAAGTCGTCGTCATCATCTTTACTGTCTTTCAACTGCATTAATTTGATGACAGTTGAAATATCTTTTAGCATTCTCGTCCACTCAACTTCAGGCATCTCCGGTGCTTTGTATGGTTTGATGTAGGGTGAAGCTATTTCCTGAGCTTCGACCGCTTGAGGTCCGAACATCAATTCTTCCAATTGAGTCCTGAGCCTTACCCGGTCCTCGATTTGTTTTTCCCATTTCTTCCTTAGTTCTCTGTCCCCATCATGGGTATCTGTAGAGACGACTACGAATGAAGAGAAGAACTCCCCACCGAAGAACTCCCCACCGAAGAATGAATTCATGCTGTCCGCTCCCACATATAAACCGTTCTGTAGGGGGGAAGGATCGCTATCGAAGTCTGATTTCCTGTGAAAGCCTGTCCTGAGACCGTCCCTGTAACCCCGGTGAAAACCTGACCAGAAACAGAACCTGTAACCCCTGTGAAGATTTGAGCCGCTGCTGTACCTGTCTTAAAGACTGCCGAAGGCGCGGTTGCGGGCCAAGAGATAATTCCTGCAGGTACTAGACCCGTGACCCTTGCTTGGGGTACTGAAGCTGGCCAAGTAATAGCACCAGCGGCTGTAGCTGTTTGGGAAAGCTGGATACCTAATACGCTGACAATGGAAACGATATTTGTAGAACTGGCATTCGCACCCAAAGTCGTTACTTTGGCGTTCATTCCTAAAGTAGTACCCGACCCCCAAGCGCTCGCAGCACCAGCGAAGTAAACAGCCCCCCCAGAGGCAAGATGACTTATCGGTAGGCCGTGCTGATGCGCCGTCCCTGCAAAAGTCGGAACCCCCGCAGGCCAATCTACTGAAACCGAAGCAGACCCCGTAGCCCCAGCGAATACAGGTACCCCTGTCGGATATTCTATAGATACCGATCCTGAAGCAACTGAAGCCGCGTTAGTGCCTGCTACTGCCTCTCTAAAGAGGGAAATAGCATTGGTTCCAGAAGGGGTGAATTGGACTACTGCATTACTACCCGAGGGCGTGTAGGAAGTCCCTGTAGCCCCACCAGAGACACCGGCATCAAATTCTGCGTTCCCTGTAGCGACACCGACCAGAAACTTACCCGGTATGGAATTCCACGTACCAAACCCCAACAATGTGGACGGGTTTGTATCCACAGTCGCCATGTAGATCGACCCGATAGGCCAAGCTGCTGCGGCGTCTCCCGCTGCGGCTGCTATGGTTAGTTTCTTACCCCCGGCATCTGCCGTCAGGGTGATATTCGTACCAGCGATAAATTGGAGTGTATCCGCCGTGCCCGAGGCTACCAGGGTAGCTTGAGCGGTGACAAAAACCTGCTTGAAGATATTCAGGCTTGGAGTACCTGATAGGTCTCCGTAAGCCCCGCTTGTGGCTACAGCAGATAGTGTCGGGGTTCCAGAAAGACTTCCATAAGCACCGGAGGTCGCTACAGCAGCTAAAACAGGAGTGCCGGTCAAGTCACCATAAGCACCTGAAGTCGCGACTACAGCTATACCAGTAACGGTATGTGATTCATCCCAAGCTGCACTACCAGCAGCGCTAAAGGTCCCGTCAGCCGGGGTTGTATGAGTTACAGAAAGTGCCATTAGTAAGAGAAGTTCACTTAACAATTCTCACCCTCTTATTCCCCGTCTTGGGATCGACAAACATCTCACGATCTGAACTCAAGGTCTCAAGCAAGTCGCCTTGACGTTTGAGTAATTGCTCCATGATCCTTCTGGTTTCCAGACCTTCACTTTCCTTAGAGGCCGCTTGTACAGTTTGTTGCTCGGTTTCAGCTTCTCTATCCTTATCAGCCTGTTCTCCGGCTTGCTGAGTCTTGACTTGTTCTGTCTGAGCCTTGGCCCCAGCGTTGATAATCGCGACTTCAATCGACCCAGCGACTTGCATAGCTGTTTTCTTCAACTCGAAGTCAGCATCCTGCATAACCTGTTGACTGTCAGAAATCAACTCGCTTCTAAGTCTTTCTCTCTCAAGATTGGATTCATTACCCATCCGTTCTTTTTCTAAAGCGTGTTGGCTTTGCATCTCCATCATTTCCCTCTGATGGGTCGCTTCAGATTCTTGAGCTTGTTGCTGTTGTCTTTGTATCTCTGACTGCTGTTCGTTTTGAATCTTGACCATCTCAGGATCAGGAGGAGCGGGCTGGTTAGCTTGTTGTGCAGCCATGTCTTTAAGCTTGTCGGCAGTTTCATCAAATGCTCCTTGAATAGACTTACCCACCTTGAATCCGCTTACAGCGAACTTCCACATCTCCATTAAAAGCGGAGCCATCACCGGAGCTACAGGTCCGGCTTTTTGACTGAACTCCCCAATCTGTCTGATGAATTCACCCTGTACCTTCAAAAACTCCATCCTGGAGACCTTCTCCTCTTGTTCGTTCATCTGAACCATTGAGTCAGCAGCGACTTCGATTCGGAACGACCTCAGAGGATTGGGTGAGTCGGCTTCTGGGTCCATCATCCGTTCCTGGCCGATCAGGAGAGCTATGGCCGGTTGGATGAATTGCTGGTCTGCTGGATTTAATTGATCAGTAGCAGAGATAGCCAGGATAGTTTGTGGATTGAACTTCGCACAAATAACCTGCGCCTTTAGCTGAAGAATTTCAGTAGCGTATTGAGCTACGGCTTCTTTCATCGAGTTAAGTCTCATGGAGTTGTACTGACCTTTCAACTCCTGAGCGCCTAAAGTCTCGTTCGGGTCTGAAGAA